GCCCCCCCGTGCAAACGGGGGAGTCTCCTTTCGGGCGAGAGCCCTCAAGACAGAGTTCGATAAACTTAACCTAGGAGGTTTCATATGAACGTCATGACTGGGTCTCCTAAGACCAAGACGCGTTCAAATCCACCGAAGAGTCAAAACTACACCAGTTACAATTATAATGCAGCTGGTGTCCTTCAAGGATCGCCCCAAGACCATGGGACGTTAGTTTTTTCAACTCACGGAGAATCAATTACTTACACGACGAAACGCCTCAACCAACGGGCCAAAGCGAATCAGTGTAATCACTTGATTGAAACCTTTCATTATGGCGCGGGACCTGCACCGACACGATTAATGTCGAATACAGTCCCTGGATGGTATACGGATTATACCGGACACCATGCTAACGCCGTTAATGCCTTAACTTCCACTGTTAACACCGTAGATATCGCTCTTGGTATAACCAAGTTCGGAGTTCTAGGTGCTGGTGCCCAAACCTACATTAATGAGGCTTGGGACCGGCTTAGGCCGGATTTAACCACAGTTTCTATTCCCAATTTCTTAGCAGATATTGAGGATATTAAGAAACTGTATCAGTTATGGAAGAAGAGTTTATCGCTTGCAAAGAACGTGGCTGGACTGCATCTCAACTATCAGTATGGATGGAAACCCACTGTGGGTGACCTTTCTTCACTGATAGAAGCTGTAACTGGTCTACGCTCTAAGCTGGCAGCGTTCAAGTCGCAACTCGGTAGGACCTTTCAAGGTTCTATGAGTCCGACCCAATCGCTAGCAACTTCTGCGTCGGGTTCCTTTGCGTACCCAAGTGGTTCACATGCCATTCACTATTCAGCCTCCTGTCAACGAAAGTTACAGTGCTTTATAGCGTGGCAGCCGCAACCGTTGGCTGTCATGGGTCCAATGGACGAAGTTCTGAGGGGTCTTTTAGACGCCTTAGGCTTCGAGCTTAATCCTAGTATCATCTGGGACGCTTTGCCATTCACTTTCGTCATCGATTGGTTCTTTGACGTTGGTTCGTGGTTGAGTCGTTACAGAGTTGATACTTTGGAGCTCCCGATTCTCATGATTGACAGTTTCTGTCAATACACTGAGACCTTGAGCATCGAGTGGACGTGGCTACGTGCCAATGATGGCACTTACACCAGTCGTCCCAGGTCAGGCGGCGCGACATTCAACCGGAAGGTTTTCCATAGAATGCCCATCTATCCCGATTACGGTAAACTTACCGGATTAGGATGGAAGATGCCTAACTTTAACCAGGCTTCGCTCGCTGTGAGCTTAGCTACAGTCCTAAAGAAATGAGGACGGAAGGTGGGGAGTAATCTCCATTCACTCTGATCGTCGCGAGACGATCACATCCCCTCTTTAGAGGGAGGAGCATCACTATGTCTCTAGGTACTTCACTCTCTCTTTCAAAGGATTCTGCGACGGATGTCGACACGAATTTGGCTGTTTATGCCTTACGTGCCGCCGATCTTGGCAGGTCCGAGTTTTCTGTCGCCGGGCTAACTTTGCCCGCCGAGAAGAAACTTACGATCTCTCATGAGACCGGAAAGAGCTTGGAGCAGAGGCACTTAGCTCGCCTCGATCGAACTGAGGTCGACGCGTTCGGTGTCTCGGCGGTCTGTTCGACTTATATCGTACAGGTCCGCCCCAACAACACTGCGATCACAGCAGCGATCTGCCTTGAGGAGGTTAATCGACTTGTCGATTTTCTCATCGAAGGCGGATCGAATGCCAACTGGACCGCAATTCTTAACAATGAAGTCTAGCTTAATCAAGGACCTACTTATAGGTTTCAAGATTACTTCCGCGGTGATCTCGATGATCACCGGCGCTATTGAGGAGAGAAAACCTCAAAAGGCCAAACCGACAAAACCCAAGGGTAAAACCAAGGGTCTTACGGCCGGAAGTACCTCAAAGTAGTTTTATAACTACTCCATAGGCAGCTTTATTTCATTGTAAGATTATAGCGGCTCGTTCTCAACAGATGGGTTTTGTCCCCATCTCGCGATTACGTACTGTTCGGTACGTTGCGAGTGAATGTATCATTGGAGGTCCTAGGGATGCTTCTTGGAGGTGTCCATTGTTAGATGGTAACCTGAAAAGCCTTGGCCTTTTGTGGGCCAACCTAGCGACTAACCAACGCTACAAGCCATACATCGAAGAGTTCGATATACGAACTTTTTGGCGTCGGTTTGACAATGAGGGCTTGACATTCATAACAGTTGTGCTTCCCCGAATTGGGAAAGCACTAGACAGGTTTCACTCCACATCGGAGTGGAACCCTCCTGAAGGTTTTAATCTTCGGAAGGACGTTACTTGGGATCCAGATCTCGGCCCGGGTTTATTACCCGAAGCCTCAAAGATTCCGGTTTTCCTAGGTAATGCTGTTGAAGCTGCTCTGAATGGCGACTCTATAGCCGTAGATTGCGTGCGTCAGCTGACGCTCGTCTTCTATAAACTGGAGGTTGACTATGGCGAAGATAAGGAGCGCAAATTCCTGGATGGTTTTAGAAAAACCGATCTGGATTTGTTTTCTCTTTTTGATAATATCGACATTGATCGCGATATTATCATCGGGGAAATGGGCAATCTTATTAAGAGGATCCTTTGTAATTCAGATCCTCTCGATATTGTTCCCACTCACGGCAGCGGTGCAACTGCTTGCCGTACTCCTAATTGGGCGAAACACCACCGGGCTCTCAATTACTTTGAGAAGCTCGATAATGTTTACCCTTATTCTGACTATTTCTTTTTCAATCATTCTCATCTTGCTGATGAGTTTGAACGATTAGAGAATAGTTTGCCCATGTCAGTCCCTAGGGCACGAGTTTGTCTCGTCCCGAAGGATTCTCGTGGTCCTAGAGTAATATCATGTGAACCTGCTGAATTTATGTTCATTCAGCAGGGGATCATGAAACTCCTCTATCAGACCATTGAGTCCCACGACCTCACCTCTGGCTTTGTTAATTTCAAAGACCAGACGATAAATCGGGAGCTTGCTTGCTCATCATCGAAAGGTGATAAACAACTAGCTACGATCGATTTGTCGGACGCATCAGATCGTGTTTCCCTTGAACTCGTGAAGAGGGTTTTCCCTCCTAATTGGTTCAGGGCCCTCGAAGCTTGTCGCTCCGAGGAGACGATCTTGCCAAATGGTGAAGTTGTGAAGCTTCAGAAATTCGCCCCTATGGGCAGTTCCTGTTGCTTCCCAGTTGAAGCGCTTGTCTTTTGGGCATGCGCGGTGGCAACCATCCGTACATTAGGTTATGGATATAAAAACTCCATTCCCAACGTGTACGTTTACGGCGACGACATTATTACGGATACTCAATTTTTTGAGCCCATAATGATGGGACTTGAAAAGATTGGCCTTAAAGTCAATCTCGACAAATCCTACTTTAAAGGTCCCTTTCGCGAATCATGCGGGGGAGATTTCCACCAAGGAGTGGATGTCACACCCGTTCGAGTTCGCAAATACCTTTCTAGGTCGCGTACCTCTATCGTCACTAACGCGGATTTAGCAAATCTTTTTATCGCTAAATTCGGTTACACCAATGCTGCTTCCTTGGTTTCAGTTATTGAAACCGAGGGTGGCTACGTGTATCCCAGGAGCGAGTTACAGCTTCCAGCCGTAATTCGTTGTTTTCCTGGAGCTAGCAATGACTGCTTTTTCCGAAGGAGATTTAACAAAGATCTCCAACGGTTTGAGCACCGCACTCTCACTTGTATCTCTCCCTCAAAAGAGAGGCAACCTCCTAACTGGGAGGAGCTGTTTAGAAAACAGCTTAGTAAGAGCCGGTCTATCGATAGGTCGTCGAGAGACGACTCCTGGACTCTCTATGAAAATCCAATTGCGAAATTGGATGATCAATGCGAGCCTGGATGGTACACTGATCCCCATGCAGTCGTTACGACATGGGTTTGGACATGGCTTGGTTAAAGCCATTCCGTAGATCTACCTCGGTCAGGGGGCTAGCAGCCCCTAGGCCGGAGTAACTACCAAGGGACGGACGTCTTCCGGGATCATCTGGAAGATGATCACACGCAGGGCATTCCGTCCCC